GAAGTTGAAATTCGATATGGAGGGGTTTGTTGAAGGTGATGACGGTTTGTTTCTCATTAAGGGTCAAGTGCCGAACGCTGGGCATTATGAGAAACTCGGTTTTACCGTCAAAATGGACGTGTTTTTGGATGCGCATGTCGCGTCCTTTTGCGGGCAGGTCTTCGATCCTGAATCTGGAGACCTAATCATAGATCCCGTCTATGTGTCCGCTACTCTAGGTTGGACTCTATCAGAACAGAAACATGGTGGCCCCAAGGTGATGGCGGGGTTGTTACGCTCGAAGGCTATTTCTCTGGCGTATTCAGCTCCGTCTTGCCCTGTCGTGCAATCATTGGCCCGTAAACTGTTGAGTCTGACTACTGGGGTCGTTGCTCGTCGTGAAACGTTTCATGGTCACCAGGATTGGTGGCAGCATAGGTTGCTTGGCGATTCGGTGGTTCTTAGTGATGACATTTTTGACAGGCTGTCATCGCCCCCTACTCCATCGGCCCGGCAAGTTATGGCTGACGTCTTCCATATATCCGTGGATGACCAGATATTGCTGGAGAAACATATTGATTCATTGGTTGATTTGTCGGATTGGTCTCACCCGGTTTTAGACAGATTGATGAATTCCAGCTACTTTCGGTTTTACGAAGAGAATGTTCGATCCTTCGCGGTAGGCTCGTCGATGTCCGATCCTTTTAGTCCAGATGAGGATTGGTTGACAGTCGTCGACGTACGTGGGTTGTCCTGGTCTCCACAGGACGGCCCAGACGCCGCAAAAAATAAATTGCAGCACTTGGCTTCTGGCGGCCGGTATCCCTCCTACGTCCCAGTCGTGCGGGATGTGTGAAGGGCAAACCCGAACCAGGATGAACCATAAGCGTACGCGTGGACCATCTGATGTTTGGGTGGGTGAAAAGCACCTGGAAGGTGGCTTAGTAATCCTGCCCGAGATTCCACGTGCCTTCGGGGTGACTACGGGCGGTGGGGAATGTCGGATGCTTTGCGTCCGCGGAAGTACCCTAACGCCGCTTCGTAA